CCATTTGTCAATACTACAGAAGTTCCATTAGATGCCGTGTAATCTACTCCGTTATCTAAAAGGATACCGTTTAAGAATACCATTAGTTCGCCCACAGTATAAGATATTGTAAAAGTAGTTTGATTACTTGTACATACAAATTCAGTAACAGAATTAGTATTTACTGTTGCTGTTATGTCTGATACTGCTGAGGCTACTGGTGATGTTGACATATATTATCCTAATTCTGGTCTTGTGGCCGGAAAGTCGCTTGTACTAGGCCAGTCTCTTAACTTAACTCGATAGGCGAGATACTTATCACGGTCAGGCCAATCAGGTATAGATGCCATATGATCAGTATTCACCAGTTCGAGATTTCTCCAGTCTTTAGCTGCGTCTTCCGCAGATAATTCAACAGCACTGTGAGTATAGCGAATTTCTAAGCTTCCCTCACTTTTTAACATTTCATCGCCCTCAACAGGGTCTTTATCAGGATTTGTTAAATTTACTAATCTCATATTATTATACTCCTTCTATCTTGTAAGCAATTGTAAAACTAGTCACGGTTCCTGAATTATTTTTTACTTCAAACTTACTATTAAATCTGAGGTCGCCATTAGTTAAATAAGATCCGTGGTAGCCACCACCGTTTACACCACCTCTAAAATCACCAACTAGGGACAGAGGTCGTTGGAGCTTGGTTTGAATGTCCCCTGTAGTTAACACTTGCACATCATCAATAAAAACAGCTAGATTAGTACTACCGTTACTATTACTATTATGACTAACGATGAAGTATTTAACTATTCCTGCACCTGTCACAGTAAGTAAAGCACTTGTTCCGGTTGCACTAACATTAGTTGCATTAGTAGAATTTTGCTGCAAAAAGGTACCAAACCCCGTCACTATGTCGTTGGAGTTTGCCACCCAGCCTGACTTGGTCAAAGACTTGGTTTCATTTGCAAAACTATCTGTAGAAGTCTGAGGGACGATTAAGTCCTCTCCTACTAGAATCTCACTTGAGCTCACTCCTGTGCCTAAAAAAGCACTAGGAGTAGTACTCGGGAGTCCGACAACAAGAGCACCAGAACTATCCACATAGTATTTACTTCCTGCGGTTTTTCCAGAAAGACCGGTTTGTGTAGCCCCTTTTAAATTCACAACCATTGAATTTCCACTACTCGCGCCTGTTTTTGCCATTCCCGACAATGATCCTGTATCTAAATTAGAAACTGCAAAGTCTTCATTGCTAGCATACGACCATCGACCTCCATTGCTCCATGGTGTCCAAAGAATATCCGAAGTTCCTACGATACCAAACTTATCTTGATAGTAACTATATGAACTCTTTGTATTAGTAATATTAAACATAGCACTAGTATTTACATAAGTTCCTATAGTTTTAGTTGTACTAGTTCCTGATATTTTTCCCGACGCCATAGAAAAGAAAGTTCCCTTAACCTCGTTTGTGCCATTATGCTGGGCAACGCGGGTGTTAACAAACATACCAGGAACACTACTTAATGCAAATAGACCACATTGGTCTGGAGCACTTCCTCCAAAGAAGCCTGCTTTTGCTTCTCCAAAAGTAATAGCAGAGCCACTATTGTGCATACCAACAAATCCTCCATAACCGTTACAAATGGCTATATTTCCACTCGTATCCATTTTCATTGAAACAGGAGCAAGATTATACCAACTACCAGTCGTATCAGTATCTACACCGTCTGAGGTTCCGAAAGTTGCTGTATGGCTTATTGAAAGCCCCCCGCTGCCATCAATATCTAATGCGGTCATCTTATAAGTCTGTGAAGTGGAATTCATACCAGTTAAAACAATAATTTGATCGTTTGTAGCGTCGTATACGCTTTTAACTCCGTAAGTTGTTCCATTATGAACATTCGTTCCAACTATTGCTCCACTTAATACATCACCAGAATTTGAATCTGCACTAAAATCTACTTTCGCTGTGCGAAAAGTATTCGTAGCACCATGACGAGTAGTTGAATAGATTCTACCGGATGCATCTTTTACAAAAGACTGAAAATGTTGTGTTTCGCTAGTATCATAATCTTGGCTATAGTATACTCCTCCTGTTAAACCGTTTGTAGTTTTCCATTTTCTAAATACACCGTCGTCCGTTGAACCTGATCCATCAGCAGTATAAACAAGCCAGCATGTATTTACATGATCGTAAATCATGTCGTAAATGATATTGTTTTGTCCTATGTTTTGCATTCCAACGGGAGCGGTATTATTCGAATGGGTGCCATTTGCATTTAAGGGCTGCCCACAAATATAGGTATTACCCGCCGAATATTGACTCATATATGAAAAAACTGCAGATCTTTGCTGAGCAGTATCAACACCCCACCTAACATTATAATGATAGTATGTACTAACATTATAATTATCATGATATGTGGTACTAGGTTGGTTTTTTGCAACTCCTGCAGCTTTTCCTGCTACCTTCGATGCTACACCCCCCGAAGCTATAACGGGGTCACCTGCTGCTATTGTTGCTCCAGAAGCATTCACGGTCATTTCAGTAACACCGCTTGTTGTTCCGCCTCCACCTCCTAAAACTGCCATAATATTCTCCTAAATTTCGAACCAACCAATAGTGCTATCTACATACACAAGTTGAACGCTATTGCCTTGAGGTAAAGAACCATCTTCTGCTGCACTGTTTATTTTTTCACTTCCATTTCTTCCTATTGTTACAGTTCCTGCTCCTGCATTACATATAATTACGGTGGCTCCTGCTGAGCCTGCGGGGAGTGTAATAGTAAAAGCACTTCCGCTATTTGCTATAAGTTGATCCTTGTCAACAGCTGTATAGGTTCCTGTTTTTATCGACCAATCTGTATATGCCCGTCCATCCGCTGCTGCAACTGTGGCAAAACCTAAAGTACCTGAACCATTTGTTTTAAGAAACTGACCATTCGAACCATCAGATACATTTAGTCTTGCTATGTCTATAACATTATCTTGGATCATTGCAGCACTAATAGAGTCAGTTGCAAGAGTTCTTCTTGCTGAAGGAATCTCATCAGAGCCTGCACTCATCAGATTTGCAAGTCTACGTGCTTTTGAGTATGCCATTTATGTCTCCTACGAAGGCTTGACGGGCCAGTCGCTGTCAGTAACCCCTGGGCCTTGTGGCTTTAAGTTAGGCCAGTTACTATGCTTTGTAATATCTCGAAGTGCTTGTCTATAAGTTTTCCACTCATCTGCCATAGTTACATCACTACCTGCCATCCAATCTGTCTCTGTAAGGAGGGTATTTCTTACCCGTCTGTTTTGCTCTGCAGCTGCGTTGTTTCTTGCTGTTTGTGCTGCGGTTTTTTCGCTATCATCTAGAGCTTCTATCTTGTGTAGGTAAACTACACCGCTCTCTATATAAGGATCTACAGGCGTACTTTTTTCCGTAAGTCCATTGTAAGCACGAAATACAGTAACAGGCATTACAGAGTTTTCAGTCATCCAAGACTGTGTAGGCAAGCCTCCGGGAAATCCCACATTTGGAAAGAGAGCCTTATGTTCTCCTACCTTTTCTACTGCGTTATCTTTAATTATTGCTATTTGCATTTTTTATCTCCTATAAATTGGGAAATTCCTCGGTTGGTGCGGTGAAATTTGCAGTATATCGGGCTTTTCCAAGGGTGAGTCTGAATTCATCAATGTATCCGTTAATCCCATTCCTTCCTGTATCATCTCCTCCAAAAACAAGACCGTGGTCTGTTCGATCTGCGCCCAGATTTGCGGTGCTGGTGCTTCCATGTTGGGTTCCCTCTACAAACATTTTTAAACTTGTTCCGTCCCTTGTAAGAGCAATATGTTTCCACGCTCCAGTCGATGGCCTACTTCCAGTTATTACTGTGGCCCCGTTTGCATAAACCTCAAGATTGTTGCCATTTTGATACATTAACCACCCAGAATTAACCCCATCAAACACCCCTACAATATCTGAATAACCGGCATGATAAGCAGTAACATAAAGCCAAAATTCAATAGTAAATTTTCCTGTCGCTAAAATACTGCTTGTTTCTGGTCTGGTAGGGAGTGCGAACCTAGCTCCAGTACCCCCAAACAAATTACAACTTGAAGCACCAAACTTCTTTACGCTGGTACTTAATGTTACATTTCCCCCGATTGTTGCAGCTGAATCTGTAGCACTTTGGTCAAACATTTTTCCGTTGGTAAAATCTAAAAGAATTCTAGTTGTATTAGCGTTACTACCGCCTGAAGTATTAGTTACAGGTGCGGTTGGGGGAGTAAAATTACCTGTATAAACGGCATTCAAGGACATTTTAAAATTTGAGATATACCCATCCCATCCGTATGCGCTGGCGTAATAATAACCAAGATGAAAAGTAGTATTGCTATAATTGGTGCTATCGCTAATATTATTGGTTATTTTTATTCCATTCTGATAAACGTTTACTACGTTACTTGCCCTCACATAAGCGATATGAGTCCATTCGTACTGTCTGAATCCTGAATCATTTACATTAGTTTCGGTATTTGCATGATAAACCTGCCAGCCAGTATTATTCCATTGTCCCATCGCCGGCCCGCCATAACCTGAAGGCTGTGTAAAAAGCCCGTTACCACCAGAATTAGCCCCCTTTGTCAAATAACACCAACATTCAATAGTAAAGTCAGAAGTTCCGATTGCATGATTTGCGTTACTTGCGTTTAGCGAATCTGAGCCTCTCACAAAGGTCGCGGATCCTCCCATAGTTGAGGCATTATAAGCCGCAGTAGGTGCAAAGGGGGAGAAGGGTACTATTGCATTATAAGTGCCAGGACTGGTCACGGTTAGTGCGCTCCCTACGGTGCTGTTATCCTTGTATCTATTTGACTGACAACAAAGCACTTTTGTATTTGTAACCGCTGTTAAATAGCTTGTCGGCACCGTAATGCTGCTACTTCCTGAATATAGAGCCGTTCCTTTGATGAATCTAAAATTTGATATGTACCCTTTAAAAGAATATGTACCTAAGTATCCTACAGGGGCACCTATGCAATACTTACCCAAGTTTTGATAATTAAAACTATCGGAGAAAGATCCAATGTGGGTTCCATTTATCCACATTCTTGAGGTTCCACTAGCTCTTGACAAAGCTACATGATTCCAAGCCCCCGCTGTCATTGCAGAAGCGGAAGCCGCAATTCTGTCCGCTCCTGCTACATACCAAGTTAGAGCACCGCTTCCGTTTTGATAAAGCACGATTCCTGTACTAGAATCAATACCGCTTCTAGTATCAAGAAGAGTTTGCTGTCTTATAGTTGTAAATACAAAGAACTCTAAAGTAAAGTCTGAAGTTCCCGCATAAACATCAGCAGAGGTAGCGACTGACACAGGATTATGAGTGCTTCCACCATCAAAATAAACTCCCCACTTGCCTTCTTCCGTACTAAAAGGACTAAAACTTCCTTGGCCTACGTTTCCATTTCTTGTCCAAGTCTGTGACGCTCCTCCATAAGTCAAGCCAGTGAATACGTCATTATCCTCTGCATTGCCTCCGTTAAAGTGGTATAAGGAGGTTACTAGATTAAAATCAGCATCTGTTGGGTCCGTCGTACCTCCACCCCCTGCTAGCACTCTTACTGTCATTATCCTAGATCCTGTCCTGCTGTAATTCCATAATAGTTTTGGCCTGCATCTACAGTTAAAAATACAAAAATATCAACATCATTCGCTCCCGTAGAAACATCGGGGGCTGAACCGCCTGCCCAATCGACTGTTCCAGGAAATGCAAGTGTTCTGCCACCAGTGCCGTCTTGTTTTACTTTTACTATAAAACACCCTAGTTTAGTGCCGCTAGGAGGGTTTGAAAAAGCAAGAGTTGTATTCTCAGTAAGAGTAGTTGTAAAACTATCTCCAAGTCGCAAATTCAAAGTAGTAGTATTACTAGAAGAGGAGACCGCTGTAGTAATACCCGCAGTACCTCCAGGCAATTGTGTAACATTATTCGCATCCGTTCCTACTATATTACCCGTTGTAGCAGGAAAAGTAAGAGTAACATTTCCACTATACGCACTATGTGCAGGCGACTGTAATTGAACATAGTGAGCATTACTTGACTCACAGTACAGTTTGATGTTTGATACAGATCCACCATTCTTAATTCCTATTGACCCAGATTGTAAATCAATACCTGTAGTACCGTCAATACGAACAACTCCAGAACCATTCGGAGTAAGAAGTATATTTCCGTTTGATACACTTACAATATCCTGACCGTTTACATCTAAACTTCCACCAAGTTGTGGAGTAGTATCACTTGAAAGCTCTCCTACTACACTTGTTCCTGGTTGTGTTCCTATAAAAGAGCCCATTATGTTATCTCCATCAGCCCCAGAGTCGCATCAAGTGCAGATCCTGTTCCTGCCTTTACTCGCAAAACATCAGTGGTTTCAAGAATATACTTTTGCCCTGATAACAACTCCAAGGTTGTTCTTGCGGGTATTTGAACAGTATCTATTACTTGAAAATCATTGTTTGAATCAGAGGTATCTTGCATTTGAACTGTTGCATTTACAGCACTCGCTGTCTTATTACAAAGAGCCAAACCAAGAATTACTGTTGTTGTCGCTGATGGAGCCGTGTATAAATCAACGTAACTCGAATTACTCACGTTTGCTGCAAAAGCGTTTTTAAATGTATTTGCCATATTTTTATCCTAATGCGATTGCCAATGCTGTGGCGTCGTCTACTGTCGCTCCTGAGGAAGCAAAAGTAATAGTATCTGACCCAGCCGCTGTAGTAATGGTTACATTTGACCCCGCTGCTAAAGTAAGAGTATCTGTTGCTGAGTCTGCTACTACATCTGTCTGTCCTGATACTGAAATAGTCTTAAATGCTGCTTCAGCGGGATTTGCTGCCGATGTAGCAGTAAAAGTATAGTTTCCTTTATCTACTGTAAGAACATCATCTGCTGCTGCTCCGTTTGTTAAAACTATCGAAGTACCATTTGTAGCCGTGTAGTCGACTCCATTGTCTAGTAGTATTCCATTTAAAAATACAAGTATTGCACCAGCCACATAAGTAATTGAAAAGGTAGTCTGATTACTTGTACATACAAACTCTGTCACATTCTGCGTGCTTGCATTCAGAGTAATAGTTGATACTGTTGTCGCTGCTGGTGATGATGACATATTTTATACTCCACCAAATCTGTATCGAGCTTCATCTATAGGGATGATTCCTCGCTTAAACTCCGCAACTCGATCAGAACTAAAGATACTTTCTGCAGCACAAGCAGTCATTACCTCATCAAATCTTGTACTTTCTACATTTACTAACCAGTCTCTATTGGTCATAAGTAGAGCAGTATCGGCTATGATCTGTGTAGAGCTACGAAAGAATGCACACATCTCTGTCTCAGTTAGGAGATTGAGCCAGACAGAAGAAGAAAATACTTTAATTCCATCTCTTCCAGTTTCTTCATACTTATAGAATTCCATAGTATTCTCCTAATTGATCTGCCCACGTATGCAGATCTGTTTCTGCATAATTTGCAGGAGCATACATGTGAGCGTAGTTTGCAATAGCATATTGGCCCCTCCACCTAAAAGGATATAAGGTACTAGTAGACTGAGGTAGTCCATGCATGGAGGGAGTTCCAAGTTCAACATAATAATAACCCTTTCCATTAGAAGTATTTGCTATTGAGCCATAATAAGCATCAGAGGAACTCGTAAGTTGAGCATAAAATCCAACAATTATATTATTATCTGTAGGCCCAATTCCAGTTCCAGTTAAACTGTACATAGCTCCATATGTATTTGGAAATATGGGTGCATAGCTAAGAGCGCCATTGGTTGCATTGATAGTTATTCTATACCCTCTATAAGGAGGTGCTACGCCGTTGGTGGCATCAAAGTGCATATAGTCCATCTCAAAGTTTCCAGAACCATCTCCTCCTGTCCGTCTTAAATGTCCAAGACTGGCGTTATAATGCATGAAGTTTCCAACATTTGTTGAATTATATGCCGCATTCCCAATAGCTGTGACTGACCCTGCTTCATTTACTTTAGAAAAGTAATTAGTATGAGGGCTTGTACTTGTGTCTGTAGTCACTATATACAGCATCTGATCAGTTTCATCCATGAAGAAATTAACCCACCTATCTGCATTTGCACTTCCTGCTGCCTCTGCTACAGTCATTCCACTATTCCAAACACCATCAGTAGAAAAAGAACCATCAATATTGCAAAGTTGAATAGCTGTACCCACCGCTTGGAAATGTACTCTTATACTTCTTCCTGCTGTACCTCCTGCAAAACCAGGGAAAAAATGATAAGCATTATAAGTATTTTGTGCGCCATAATAAGGCTCAAAACCAGTATAAGGTTTTGGAAACTGAGGTAAGCTTCTACTTGTTTTGTTTCTAATTAAACCAGCCATTACTCATCATGTCCCATCATCACCATGTTTACATTTGCCACGGTTGATCTGCCAATTACATAATCACTTCCTCCTGCAACTACAGGAGAAAAACTAATACTTTCATTTACTCCTACAGAGGTGTTTTCTAGTAGCTTTTGACTTGTATCAAAGGTTGCAGAAGAGTCTCCTACACCTAACTGCACGAAAGCAGAAGAAGTTCCTCTATTCAATATATGCACAGTATAAGTTCCACCATTTGAACCTGCCTGTCCAATGTTTGCTGTAGTATTTGCTGATAGGTTTACACCTGATATTTTAACTGCCATTATATTTGTCCCATAAAGAATGCTTTACCCGAGCTTGCTCCGCTTGATGCGGCATCCGCAAAAGTTGGAGGTGCACCTGCTCCAGCAGAAGTTAAGATTTGTCCTGCGTTACCTGTTGCTACTGCTACTGGATCTCCACTAGCATCGTAGCTTATAAGATTTCCATCTGTCCCACCTGCCATTTTTGCAAGAGTTACCGCATTATCCGCTATTTTACCTGTTGTAACATTTAAGTCTGTTATCTTGATTGTTGTAATAGCATTCGTTGCTAAATCATCAGCTATGATTGTACCGTTTACTATCTTTGCTGATGTTACTGTGTTGTCGCCCGGTGTAAGTGCGTCCGAGTTGATAAGTAAGTTTGTAGGACGATAAGGGTAAACAAAAATAACACTTGAACTCTCAACATATACTATTGGTTGAGATATTGTGGGTTCTGTCGTTACTAACCCTCCCGCTGAAGAAGAACTTAAGTAGTACCATTGTCCAACTGTCAGTCCGTGCGAAGATATCTCAAACCTTCCTGACTGTGCGACTGTAAAAGTATTTGTAGCCGCTTCAGTTACTATACCAAGTGCTAAAGTTGATGCATCATTTGCTTGTGCTTTTACCCATGTTGAACCATTATGACGAATTGCATCTTTTGCTACGAACCCGTGACTATTTTGAGTCACTTCTGTAGTAGAGCCTCCTGCCCCACCTCCGCCAATTTCGATTATATTATTCGCATTGTCACGAACATATAATTTTTTATCAGCGGTGTTGATTGCAATTTCACCCTCTACAATATCCGAAGTAGAGGGAGCACCTGCCGTAAACTTCCGCTTTGGCTTAATTACCATTGCCATTGCTATCTCCTATTATGAATAAGTTCCGCCATCTATTGTATTAGACCATGAAATTGTGTCTGATGATGCCGTATACAATAACATTTTATCTGTTGATCCGCCTCCGTCAAGAGCAGATAAAGTATCAGCTGAGTTTGCTATAAGTACAGATCCTTTTGCGACTGTTGAAAGCCCCGTTCCTCCATCTGCAACTGCAAGATCCGTAATACCAGTTATAGAACCCCCCGTAATAGCTACGGCTGAGCTCTCTAAATTTGCTTGAAGAGTTGCTATTGCATAGCCAGTTCCAGAAACATTTACAGT